GCCTTAGCTTGCTCTCCCTTTCCCATTTTGAGTTATGCCTTGGTGTGATACACCTTGGCATATCTCCGAGCTAACCGAGTCCTCCTAGGCATGACAACTTCACCGAAGTAGGTGGAGACAGGCTTAGGAACCACCGTACCAATGGAAGGGTAAATAACCCTCCAGAAATACGATGTTTCAGACTCACCGACCTCAACACGATCCTCAACTACTCGGTAGATAGGGATCTTGCTGTAGGGTCGGCCACAACCGTCCAATTTGACAGCGAAACCTCGCTTGAGGCAGTAGTTCTTAATTGTAAGACCTACAAGTTCCTCAGGTAGAGAGATGTAGCCGCAGTCGACGGCTCCTGGTGGTAAATCCGGGAGAAACGAAGACAGGCACTTAGCCGTTTCAAATAGGCCTTTGTGCCATAATTGGTGAACGGTAGCCGCGAATGAAGGAATCCTAGAAGTGGGATTCTTCAAGTGCTCGGGCTCAGGCGTATAGCGTAGACGAATTGGAGTAACATCCAACCCATCGTATGCGTCAACACCGCACGACTCTCTAAACGAAGATGAACAAAAGCTCTTGGAAGCGTTTACCTTAAGACCATAGGTCTCGAGGATTTTAATGGACGCTCCGTAAGCATCTGCGGGAACAATGATATCATCCCCGTATACATGCACATCCTGGCTTAGATCATCACGGCCAATTAGACTAAATCCTGCGTAAAGCAGTGCCCAAATGGTAAAACTAAGTGTTGTAAAACACACAGCCGAACCCATAGGGGACAACTTACGGAGGGTCATCTCATGCCCGTCTGGAAAACGAACACGATCAGATCTGGTGTCCAGGATTGCCTGGCCAATTTCGGTATTGGCAAACACTTTGGTGAATAAACCAAGGGTTAACCGATCCGAAGCATCAGATAAGTCTAAGGTAGCAAATTTCTGATTGCGGCTCGAAGACATAGCAAGACCACCGTTAATAGACTGATCTCCGAAGTTTACTTTCCCTTTAGTTAAGGGAGAAG